ATCTATAAATGGACGCTTACCCTGTTCTCGTCTTGTAGCGACGTAGGACTGCATAGCCTCTTCCATTGTACTACTCCAGTCTCGAATGTCAGGAACTGTCCAGGCACCGCCCCAACGTAGTGGAACGTCTAAGTCAATAGCAGCCTGTTTCATAGCATCTGCAATATCATCGTACAGGTTTAGTTCCCACGAACCACGGGAACCTATGTATGCCATTAAGTCTACTGCTCTGCCGTCAAGATGTTTGGACTTCATAGTCTGTGAGGCACCTGAAGCTACTAGAGCCTCCTGTTCCTCCCATGTACGTAGTCCACAAATAACGCCAAAGTCAATCTTAGTTAAGTGTATAGCTCTTAGAACAACTATCTTTAGTTTTTCATCTACACCCTCTAAGTTTTTAAGACTACGCTTGGACAGTTCAAAACTCATTTTGTTTTTCCTTTTAGCTTTTCTACAGTACGAAGGCCACCAAGACCAAGCATACCTAACAATACTGTCATTAGACTATCCATGTCAAACACTGGTAAGTCTGGTACTGGTACTCCTGCATAGGAAAAGCCAAAGATTGTAATAGGTGCTAAGACAAAATGCCACAGCATTGCGAAGGATAGTCCCCAACCAAGAAAGGGACGCCACCCTGCAACAAATATGTTACGATGCTGTGCCTCTGCCTTGTTTATTTCAAGCTGGCCCATAGCTGCCTCGTGAGCCTGTTTAGTGGCTAGCGTTGCTATCTCATGGGCAAGGGCGTTCTTCTGATCTTTATCTTCTATGAACTTATCTAGTAGTCCTGTTACTGGACCTATCAATGCCTGGATCATGTTCCTACCCTTTCATTTGCTACAGGTATATGCTTCCCGTTGTGGATGTGTAGCTGGTGATCCATCTCCTTGCGTAATTGAGCTACAGTTGAGGACAACTCTGCCATAGCTATATGGTCACGTCTTAAGTTCTCAGGACTATTCATTTTTGCAAGTATATCAAGACGTTGTTGGATTATGCTACTCTGATTTTCTAAGACATCTATACGCTTGTCGTTGTGTTTTAGGGTGGCATGAATTTCAGAAATTGATTCCTGTAAGTCTTTGATCCTCATCTTTGCTACAGCAGCGCCGCCAAATATACTAGCGGCGACGCCGAGCAGTGTGACAATCAGACGTATATCAATCGCCCCGTCCATTCCGCATCTCCTTCACAGTCTGCCAGATACGCAGTGACAACCAGATGATAGATAACAACGCTGAGATAGCAGGTAAAATCTCCATAAATGCGCCTAACGATATACCTAGTGCAGACCAGTCGAAGATACGGGTATCATTCATTTATCTTTCCTTAGGAGCAGGGCAATAGCACAAAGCACAAGCCCTGCAATAAGTAGTTCAGCAGTGGTGAACATATGAACGCCGGGTGGCATATCTTAGACTTCCTGCGCTGCTACATGCGCTTGATACGCAGCAATCACTTCAGCAGTGTGGACAGCGGCGGCTATGGCTTGAACTTCTGCGCTTTCACCAGATACGTCTGCACCGGGGGCTATAGTGTGTCTATGAAATGAAGACGATAACTCCACTCCATCCTCCATCACTGCAGTTTTTGTGCGAACCTGAACCATTTTATATGGCCCAACGATTTCGATTTTGTCTTCACTGATTACTTTTTCTAATGCCATTTTTTATCTCCTTTGGCTATGGACTGTCCGACCCAACTCTTGCTGGGTTATGCTGCGAAGTAAGTGTGAGTTCCTCTCCAGCTTCCTGTGAGTACTGAAGAAATTGATTGGTACAGGTAAAGAGTGGTACTATTACCGTCAACGTAACCAGAAGAACCAATGCCATTACCACTAATATTTCCACTACCATAAAAACCAGTAGTACCACTCCAGCTTGAATATGTTGTAAATGGAAGATTATTGACTACACTAAGCGATGACATATAACCAGCAGAGGCCAAACTTGCGATCCATTGTACAGTTACTAATCTTCCCACTTTTGTGTAAAACCCACTTGTACTTGAAATACTTTGAGTAAAACCACTGGTAGAAAAATTAGGCGTCCATGAGCCAGTCTCTACATCATCCAGCAGATTTGCTGACCCTGTCCCGCCGAGATATATTCCACCAGTCATCGTTAGATTAGAAGCAAGCGTCACATTATTACTTGCATCCATCGTGATCGCAGCAGTGCTGCTTGATGGGTGATTGAGGCTAACAGCTTCTACAACTGCGCTCGTGCTATCCGTAGCAAGTCCTGTCGTTCCATTAATCGTTACGGTCATTGTGCGGCCTCCGCAATGGTTAGTGTGCCAGCCTCAACTTGGCGCAAAATTTCGGCGTAGTGGCGGTTGGACGGGTCTAAGGGGACGGATACCTCAACGCCGTCGATGGTGGCTTTTATGATATCATTCTCATTAGAGAATTTAGATAAAACATATTGAGCAGAAGTAATATTCATTTTATCCATGATTAAAGCTCCGCATCGCAGGCTATCCAGTTACCATCATTATTTAAATACATAGTATAGGCTTTGCCCTCTGTTGCTCCAGAAACATCGATATATATAAGAATATTATCGGTCCCCGGTTGACCTGAAGTTATTGCTGAACCTAACCTTGAATCTAAATTTGTAGCTCCGGTCAAAGCATTTGAAGCCGAGTAACTTAACGATGGTGAAGCACGCATTGTTGTTGGATGTCGAACGATTGTAAAAATCTCAGTTGTAGACCAACCACTAGCCGTTCCTACGTAACCATTTGTACCACTAGTACGCTCTTGTCGCCAATAATACCTCTGGCACCGTGCAAGCTCATCCCCATACGGGCGATGCTCGAACGGGGTTGCCTGCGAGCCGACCTCTAGCTGGACGCCTGTGATGGCCCAATAGTTAGATGTACTATCCGCAATGTCTACGGTTTGTCCAACGGCACGATTTGCATTTGTCAAACTTTCCCAAGAAGTTGCAAGAGTGCCACTTGTATAAGTAGAACCTGCGCTGAGATACCAATGAATTACAAGACTAAGGTTGTTGTCATTGGTAAAAGCACCTGTTGTGTCACCAGTAAACGTAACAGTCTTGTACTCCCACGTCGCAGATGTATCTACTGTGTATGTTGCGGCGATAAGTCGGCTGTTGTCTGTGTCCTGCAAATTGATGACGTATGTGCCAGTCTGAAATGCCTTAACCCAAAATGATAAAGTCACACTTTTTGCGTTAGATGTTCCTTTAGCAAGTTGCTGTAAATCTTGACCCTCAAACCTATGTTCAAAACGAACCTGACAATTAGCATCTAAACTTGCATCAGCAGTGGTTGTCTCCGCTTTAAAAGAATTTGCAAACCCCTGCCCAGAAGGAACGTCAGTGCTTTGGGTTAAGGTGTAGACAGATGACGTTGTGTCCATTGTCCACTTAAAACGATCTACAGTTTTATATCCTTCCGTTGAAACAGACGTCACACTCGTTGCCCTCTGTGCCACGGTCATTGCACCGTTCTGAACAAGATTGGCAACACCAATCTGACCACCATTGATCGACGCGATGCCAGAAACATCCTTACTATTAAAGGACGCAGTTCCTGCGCTATCTAGTGTAATGGACGCAGAGCCACTACTGGCGTGCTGAAGGTTTGTGACCTTTAATGTGGACATCATTACTCTCCAAGAAGAGTGGCTAGATCAAGAGCCTTTAATTCGTCAGGTGTGGTAGCTGCTTCGATGCGAGCGTCAGATGTAATGTCACGAAGCACTTGTTTTTCAGCAGCAATAGCATCAGCACCGGAGCCAGCTTCCAACGCCTTCATGTAAGCGACATCGAGATCCGCTAATCTTGGCGCACGCGCAATGCGTAGGTTATCTTTGTGGATTGCTTTTGCAGCAGTCATGTCTACTTCAACAGCAGCGCCATTGAATTGCCATGCGCCACGAAAAGTGCGGTCTTGTGGAACGGTAAGAGATGCTGCATCACGAACATCTCCGTTAATATTGATGTAAGTTGTCATTGTGCAATTCTCCATGCGTTACGATGTGTACGGTCACTTGGTATTAACTCTACAGGTATAATCTTTAGGATCGTTCTGTTGCCCTCATAGTCCCGCCATACTGCGGGGTCTATATCTTTCATTACTAAGTATTCGATTGCCTCTTCCTCGGTCATCGCGCCAATAGGTTCAGCATACGGATGCTCTTTTGGCTGACCATCAGGAACCAAGCGGTCACGTTGGTATGTCTCTATAGGCGGAAGAACTCCACCAGCCAGTGCACAAGCCATCCAATTTGGATCAGGAACAAGGACTTTAGCTGGTTCATCTGGTTCTCTTGGGTCTTCAAACAGTACGCGATACTTGCTCTGCACTGGTTCTAGGCGAGACTTAGCTTCAGCCAATCTGTCCCATAGGTGCTGGGTCATGCTAGGTCTCCAAATACTGCTGAATTAGATGGCGCAACAGATGAACTTCCAGCAAACACACTAGCAAAAAGACGGTAAGATGCAGCTACACTATCGTACAAACTAATATTTCGTGGCGCTGTAGCATTAGGACCAGCGCCGTGTACTACACTATAATTGTCTGCTGACATACTGTTTGTAAAAGATAAACGGTTATCGCCTGAACCTGTGTCTGTAATTGAACTTATGTTGAAACTGCTGCTTGCTACAGCACTGTCGTTTACATTTCCAGCCCAAGCCTTCGCAGACCCATTGACCACATAGCTTGTGCCAACCGTTGTCGTACCATCAGAGACGTTGCTTGCTTGAATTGTACTCATGCTAGGTCTCCGTGGCTTGTTATGCTTACGACTACTTGGTCTTCAAGAACATGATCGATAAGATCCCAGCACAAAACAAACTGTTCTGACGCTGAAGGAAATGGATCAAGACTTACAACACTGTCATAACTTGAAGTATCATCTCCACACGAAGCCACACTAGCATGTCGTGCAGAACTAAAGTTATTTGTAAACGTAACTGTATATTGGCCTGTTCCGTCGTCAGACAAAGAACTTATGTTTTGGCTTTGCTGGATAGAAACAGTTCCATCACCATTGAAGTTGACCCAAGCCGCAGCAACCCCTGACACCGCACGACTAGCTGTTTCACCTGTGGCTTGGATGTTGGTGACCGTTAGTGTGCTCATGCTAGGTCTCCGTGGATTGCGGAGGCATTAACACTTCCGTCCTTTGCATTTCTTGTGCTTAATTCGTAATAATAAGTACGCCAGCTAGTTGTTGCTTCTGAATATCTAGCCATTCCATCATCATTAACATAACCACCAGAATGTGTTTGAACATAACTAGTGTTACTCATGGCGTTAACAAAAGTGTTTGTGATATCACCTACTCCGTTATCTAAAATACTGCTTAAATTAAATGAGTCGTTAATAGTAATAGTGCCTGTACCATTAACATTTGCCCAAGCCTTCGCAGCACTCTGCTTAGTCAACGTAATCGGCCCTGTACCAGCCGCATCACTTATAGTTGTTGCTCTGATTTCGCTCATTAGCTTTCCTCACACAATCGCTAAACGACCGCCAGAAGCGACCGTCAGAGTTACACCAGCCGCAACCGCAAGGGGTCCAGTAGCACATGCGTTCTCGGTTGACGCTATCGTTGTGTTAGCTGAAACCGTTTGAGGGTTGATGCGAAACAATGCCGTCATCGCATCCCTACTATCGACAGTGGCAAATGTTGCAGCGCTATCAGGAAGCGTTAGCGTTCTATCTGTCGATGTTCCATCAGGGATTGCGATAGTAAATACCGCTGTCCCTGTGGCGCTGCCTTGTATTTTTACTGAACTCATTTGTTATTCCTTATACTAACGTCCAAACTGAGCCAGACGGAATTGTCACTGTCACACCACTTGCAACCGTAACAGGCGCTGCTGATAGACCGTTGTTACCACTAGCTATTGCGTAGTCCTGAATAATCGTATTAGCATGTTGCCATATACCGTCAGTAGTCGAGGAGCCTCCCCCTATGGGAGACCATGCACTACCATCCCAGGCCTCATACTCAGCCTCATCTGTGTTAAACCTTATGTTACCCGTGCTTGGAGACCCTGGCCTCTGTGCCGTAGTACCACTAGGAATGTCTAAATAGTCAGTAGCTGAGTTAGACTGGCTCGATACCCCTGTAATAGTGGGTACGTTCATACTAAGCCAAGTAGAACCGTTGTACACTTTTACTATATTGCTAACAGTGTCATACCACAGGTCACCCGTAGTAGGGCTTACTGGTGCAGAAGCACTTATAAAGTAAGTGTTTGCAAAGGCATTAACATTTGCAATGTTTGTGGCTACTGTATTAACATTAACAATATCACCACTAACTGTATTTACACTAGCAATGTTAGAAGCTACTGTTCCAATATCTGTTGCATCACCTGCTACCGCAGTAATGTTAGCATTGTTAGCTGCTACTGTGTTTACATTAGAAATGTTAGTAGCTACTATTCCAATGTCTGTGGCATCTGCTGCTACTGATGTAACATCTGATGATATATTAGCTACAGCAGTTACGTTAGCGTTGTTAGCTGCTACTGTGTTAATGTTGGTAGCATTGCCTGCTACACTATTAACATTAGCAATATCTCCAGCTACTGTATTGACATTAGAGACGGAGCCTGCAACGGTATTAACATTAGCAATATCTGAAGCAACTGTGTTTACATTCGCTATGCTACCACCAGTAAGGTTTACGTTAGCAATGCTAGCCCCTACTGTGTTTACGTTAGAAATGTTTGTAGCTACTGTATCGATCTTAGAGCTAGCAGCTTGCAAGTCAAGAGCAGCAGTTTCAATCTCAGAGATAGCTTCGTTTAAGTCATTGGCTACTGTTACAACATCAGAAATATTAGTTGCTACAGTATTTACACTTGCTATGTTACCAGCAACTGTGGTTACATTTGTGTTATTTCCTGCAACAGTCGTGACATTACTAGAGATACCTGCAACAGTTGTTACATCTGAGGCAATGCCAGCAACAGTATTAATGTTAGGTAGGTTAGTTGAGATGAACTGCTTATTGACTGCATCCGTGTCTGCAACAGGATTTGCTACATTCTTAATAACTTTGTTCTGTGCGTTCCACTTGTCGTCCGACTCTAGCACCATAGTACTGGAAGTCGTGTCAACAGCTTCCTGCACTGCATGGAAGACCTGAATGTTTGCGTTATCCAAGTCTTCCTCAGTGAGAACTGAGCCTGACACGTAGTCAACTGCACGAGCAGTCAGGTCAGTGGTACGTCTAACCTGTACAAGCGTACTTGTAGCAGGGGCTGAAGTCAGTTGTACAGTGGAAGCAGAAGGAAAAGTAAGCCCTGTCTGCGTCACACCATCTACTGTTACACTAATTTCGCTAGTGCTTGTATATGTAAAGGGAAGGGCAAACGTAGTTGTGACGCTATCCCCTGTATAGTTTTGATATGAAAGAGCCATTTCTTATCCTATTTATCTACTGTTGCCGCATCTGCGAGGGCGTTAATTATCTGTCTAGCTCCGTAAAGTGATGTAAAGGGAGCAACCCTAAGAAGACTTCGTAGTTCATTTTCAGTCAAATCTTTTCCACTAGAAGAATATGCGTGGAATAAATCTGAAAGGCCTTTGATCCCTGCCCCAAACATCGATACAGCAGGAGGAGTCATTACATTTGTATTGCCTTCTATTGTTCCTGTTGTTATTTGATAGATGTATCCAAATAAAGAGGCAGCACCAATCTGGCTAAGAGAACCCTGAAAGAGTTCTTCTGCCGACATTCTACGTTCCATATAATCTTTTTGGTCACTACGTCCTATTGAATTGAGATAAGACCTACTCATGTACATCATGCTGCCCATTAAACTAGAAAAGGCCATAATACGTGCAACATTTGCAGCATCTCCATTCATCATCCGCACACCAAGGCGCATAGCCTGTTGCTCCATTGAAGACATGGGAAAGGACAAGAACTGAAAGAATGTTTTACCAACATCACTACGTAATAGTCCGTTGACTGAGCCAGCGTTCATTTCTTGAACAGCTTGTGTAGCTTCTCTACGAGCAGAGGCAAAGAAGATTTCTGCTGCTTCTGGATCAGCGTTTTCACCTTTAGACCATTTATCTACATGTAGAGCTTCTAGCGTACCGTCTGGTAGAAACTCAGCGTGTTCCTCTATCTGATTTCTAATGCGCCTAGCCATCTCATCTGTGATGCCTAACTGTTCGCGCTTGATTGCGGCGAAAGCAACCTCTCCTGCTTTGTGCTTGTAAGCCCATTCTGACGCATAGTTGTACAGTGAAATCCTACGTAACACATCTGTCACACCCTGTAGACCAGACCACTTGGATACAAACATACGCGCGCCCCCAAGTAGTTCATCAACTTTTGTTATCTCACCGTCAATACGAATACCTTCAGTTACGTCACCTTCTAATCTACTTCTCATGGTTGTGACTTTAGAGACGAGACCGTCACCACCTATACCAGTACCAGCAGTCATCTCACGAGCTAGCTTGCTTGTTAGTTCTCCGTTCCTTGCTCTACGAATAAGTTTACCATACATGGGTACTGCTTTGATTAGAGTAGGTATGGAGTATTCAAACAAAGCATTAGACAGTTCCATCAGAGCAGCCATACCTGACATGCCCATATTAGCAGCAAAGCTAATCTCACGTCCTCGCCTAGCAAGTTGACGCGCACCAGCAGAAAGTTCTTGACCAGCAAACTGTGCGCCTGTATATGCCCACTCACCAGTAGTGGCCTCATACATATAACGAATAGCTTTCTTCTCTTCTGCGGTAGCCTTTGTAGCTTTGCTAATAATATTTTCAAAGCTAGTTCCAACATTGTTGGTATTGATACCATTACGTGCTAGGCCAATAGCACCTGAGAGTTGGAAGACATAACTATCGAACAAGTTCTCCATGTTCTCTTCAAGAATGTCAGTGAACTTAAGATCAAAGGTAGTGCCATCAGAGCCACGTACTGTTACGCTTGCCATTTCATCAAGAAGCATACGAGGCCTTGCTCGTTTGTTACCCTTGGCTTTGACGTTGCGAGCTAAGACACCAACCATGATGTCAATCTCATCTGCATTAAAACCTTCTGCCTTCATAATTGTTGCAAAGGTATCAACATCAAAGTCACCATTAGCCACTCTTAATCTAGCAAGCTGATCGTACTTTGGATCAATTACGGATTGAATGTACCCACGAGCCATGCGCTTAATAAAAGCCTGTATCTCGGCGTCTGTAGGTATTTTATCCTTCCTCTTATTTTCTTTATTCTTTCTTCTGATAGCAGCCGCTACTGTTTCTTCTATATCTGGTTGTCCTCTACGAATAGCCTCTTCTGATAATTCAAACCAAGCATCATTTAATGTTCCGTCTGGATTATCTGCTAGTCTACCCTGGCGTAACCTTTGAATGTTACCCCTGTTAAAGATACGTGGAGCATAGTCTTGTATGCGAGAAATAGTTCCTGGTTGGAACCCAGCAACATTAGCATCAATAGCTTGTTGCGCTAATTCCTTCATCTTTGCTTTATATATTTCTGCTGCACGTACAACAGTTGGGGGCATTTGTTCAGTGGTTCCACGAATTTGTCTAGATACAAGGACATTAAAATCTGAACGAGACAAGCCTGACTGTTCTAGAAGCTCTTTGATAGGGTTCGCTATACTTAACCTGTAACGCATTACAAGGGTATCACGTTGCTCTAATGCTCCAAAGTTTACCGCAGTAACTCGTCCATCAGCACCAACTTTATTACCAGTGCTATTCAGACCTAGACCATCAGCCAACCATCTAATCGTATCATCTTCAGAGTTCTTGGCTCGGACAAATGCCGAGAGACTTCCCCGTAATCCAGCAAATATACCACGCTGTTTAGGAATAGCGGCAAGCTCTTCTTGAGTCATATCCGTATAATCTTTACGAGTAAGACCAGAACCACTTGTTACCTCGGCTAGTTCATCCACACCAAAGTCATCATTGTCAAAGGCTTGTTGGCGGAAACGCTGTGCCAAGATTTCGTCATCATTCTGTCGCAACAGAGTAGTTTCAAAATCTGTCAGAGTTTCTCCATCAGCTTGCTTTCGCAATGCTTGTTGTATCATTGATCGCTTGGTTAATACTTGTCCAAGTTTTGTAAAACCTAAAGCACCAGCAGAGCCTAGCGTACCTGCTAATATAATATCTCCGCCAGTAATATCGTATTTAGATTGCTGCCTCAATAATTCTAATGCAGCTAATTCTGTACCGCCTACGCCAGCAGCCATTGCTAGGTATTTTTTATTATTCTTAAACTTACCAAATAACCTTGCAGCTTTTGTCGCTCCTGCTGCAACAGGGATAGTTATAGGAGCAAACTGAGGAGCTACGGCAGCTACTGCGGCAGCAGTATTAGCCATGATAACAGCATCAGCAGGGTCTAGTACGTCAGAGAATAACATAGCACCTGCGCCACGCAGCCCTGCCTCAGACATCTTCTTATTAGTGTCTATAGTTTGTCGGACTTCAAAAGCAATAGCACGTGCGTAGGTTACTCCCTTGCTTTCTAATGCAGAAAGAATACGCTTTACAGCTAATTCATCAGTAATTCCTGCGGTTAGCTCATTAATAATTTCTGCCGAGACTGGCTCGTCCTTAACAGGAGAAGGTCTCTCAAATAAAGCAAGGGCTGAAGGAATAGTTCCAGCATCAAGTTGCCGTTCTTTTACTAAGTCCCAGAAGCCGTACTTCTCAGCCCCTTCCTCGACTTGGCGTTGGGCTGCTTTGATAGCTAGGTCACTGACTATAGGAGTTATAGGTGATGGTTCAGGACCACCAAATCCAAATTTACTCAGTTCCCTTTGAACGTATTCTTCAGCCATTGTATATCCTTATGATTTAATTTAGCTGTTGTTATTTTGCTCGATACCCTAACAAATAATTCTGTAGCTTTCCAAAGAAAGTCATATCTCTTTGAACAGCTTTCAAAGCATCAGGATTAATCTTTTGGACATTACTAATCCTCCTTATGCCTGCTATGTTAGCTACAGTATTGCTTTGGACATTCACTTGGTCTTTTTGATTTCCACCTAAGAGCTTAAAGGTTTTACCACCATCGTGCTCCACAAAGAAACCTGCGTGCCATTGTGTCTTTCCATTTTGTAGTCGAGTTTTCATAACAACAAGATCACCTGGCTGTGCCTTATCTATAGTTATACCTTTACCAAGTTTAAGATATGAACTAGCTCTAAGAGCATCATATCTCTGAGGAGAAGCAAGACCTAAACTACTTAGAACATGTCCAGCAAAAGCAGCACACCATGCGTTACTATCTAACTGCATATCGCTAGGATTTTTAACTCGGCCTTTAACAGCCCTGTTCATAAAGCCAGCAATAGTTTTCTGGTGGTCTGGGTCTTTCTCACTTAGTCCTAAGTATCTATTGTTAAGCACAAACTCTAGTGGATTTGTAGCTGCGCTTTGAACAGCTTCATTAGCTTTACCTTGTAGTTCTGCTGACTCAGCGTCACTACCAAATAGAACTTTACCAATAGCAGTTCCTATACTACGAATCCAACTACTAGATCCTTGATCTGTAACAACAGTCTCAGACAAGGCTTCCTTGTTTAGCTCAATATTTCTTTGTATTCTCTCAGCTTGTCTAACTTCAGCATTAGCTAGTTTTCTTTGAGGTACAGATAGAGGAGCAGGGCCGCCTAATTCTTCTGGTCTTACAGGAGGATAGGGTATACCATTATCTCCTATAGCCCTCTGCATAGTGGCTACAAAAGCATCATTACTAGGAACCACAGAGGCAAGACTGTAGAAAGTATCAACAGCTTCGTCTGGTGTTATATAACCCTCTTCTACTTTTTTGTAGTAATTTCGTAGTGTCTGATCTTTTAGTCCCTGAATAGTGTTCTTATTATAATCCCATATATTTATAGTATTTACAATAATACTTTGTGTGGTTGCTTCTGGTTCTCCTGCTGTTTTAGCCATAACATAATACTGATTTGGGTTTCCTGTCTCTCTAAGAAAAAGATCAAAACCAGCCTGTACGCCTCCAACCCGATATGTAGCGGAACTAATCGGTGTGCTTTCTGTGCTTAGCTGCTTATTAATATAAGAGCTAATAACAGGATCATTCTGAATCTCGACTAGACCTTGCTCAATTTGTTCAATATTAACAGGATTATTAAGAGCATTGCTTTCAATACGAACAGCAGAAACTGTGCCATCTGTATTTCTAATATACTGATAGTCGTCTCCAACTAGAGACATTGCCATTATCTTTGCCTCGTCAGGCGTAGTCGCCCCTCCAGTCTGTAAGATAGCCTCTGCAACTCTTTTAATTTCAGGGGCCATAATATAAAGATTATTTGCCTCTGCTGCCTTAGACGCCCATACTAAATTTATAATAGCTGGGTTATCTAAGAAACTTCTAATTTCCTGGTCTTCCAATTTAATGGTGCGGCCTTCATATAGTGGACCCTGTACAAGACCAGCAGCTTGTTTAAAATCTTTTCCAACTTTAACTAATGCTTGAAGATGTTTAAATCTTGTTGCGTCTTCTTTATTTAAAACTATTGATGATATTTTCCCCTGTGTGTGAGCATCTGCGTCTGTTAAAGTCTTATACATTGCTTCAAGAGCTTCAACTCTTCCTGGGTATTCTAAATCACCTTGTGAAAGATATTGTGAAGCATTGCCTACAGTCTGAGTAGCTTCAGGGGGAACAAGATTATTAAGCGAATAAAAAGCAAGCCTCGCTCCCGTCATTTCAGATATACGCGACCGTTTAGTCTCATCATCTATGTTGGGATTATTTGCAATATTCTTGCTTAACTCCATAAACCTAGCATCAACAGAGGGAGCTACTTCATTAGCATCTATTGTAACAACTTCATCGTTAGCTAATCGTATTTCTCGTTTTGTTGGTATATTTCCCCATGTTCTTGTCTCAAAATTATTATTCACAGAAGTCGTAATCACTTCCTGTTTTAGAGCTTTTGTGATACGAGCTTTATTTTGTCTAGCTTGTGTTTGAATAGCTGTTTCAATTTTAGCGCGTTGCTCTGTGCGTTTGCCTACAAGCCACTGAGGAGGCTGTCCCTTAGGACTAGACAGAGGAGATTTTAACCAGTCAACTAAAGCATTATCAGCATTATATGAAGATATTTCTTCAGCATGTTTCCACAGAGCGTCTAGGGTCTCTGCATGATTTCCACCATTTGCGTTTACATGCCTAAGATATTTTTGATTTATGACCTCCGCCCGATCTGCTCTGGGAAGATCTTTAGTTGTCTCTAAAATAATATTAACTGCTTCTTTGAGACCGTTTACTCTCTCCGCCTTTTTTACAGCCTCTCTACCAGGTAGATAAACATTAGCGAGAAATTGATTATTATGTTTCTGCATCTCGTTCTTAAAGGTTTGAACGAGTAATTCGTCTACGCCTTCACGTTCTAATGCTTCAACATTTTCATCAACATATGTTTGACGTATAGCTAGAATTTTTTCAGCAGCCGTACCGTCTACATCATCTCTAAAACTGAGATATTCTTTTTCGTTTTTTAACCAATCTTTATGTAGGTTAAATCCAACCTGAATCTTATATGTATCTAAATCATTGAGTTGGTTCTGAAACCTACCATCTTCAATTTTCTTTTCACGCTCTAGAATTTTTTGTAGTTTTTGCTTACTAGCTACTTCAACAACAGGAGCAATAGCAGATATAAAATCACTTAAAGCTCCAGGCTCAGACCGCACCTGCTCTGGTCTTACATATGTTTCTACTGGACTAGCAGTAGGGGTCACACTGGACAATGAAGGAACATCAAGCTCCCTTACTTGCACTCTACGTTCTGCCATGTCTTCCTCTTATGTTCCACCAAAGAAACCAGGATCGCCACCACCCATAGGTACAACTGAAGGTAGTGTCTGTTCAGTTAGTTGGCTTCCTTTACCACCATATGCTAGTGCTGCAGTTCCTACTGCAAACCCTACTTTAGCTAAAAGACCAAGCGGATTAGGTTTTCTACCACGTTCAAGTGAATTAATCCGATTTAGTGCTTCTGCGTCCACCCCTTGTTTTTCAAAGTTTATTTGTTGTAAGGTGTTTTTTAGTGCCTGATTAAAAATAGTATCGCCGCGAAGTCTACGGGCTTCTGTCTCTGCCAATAAGCCGTCTATAGTCTGTCCTTCTAAACCTGACTCTCCCGCAGCTACAACTTTTGATTCTATAGTTTGAAGAGCTTTGATAGTGTTCTCTAATTTAGAACCAGATATTCTCTCTGCTTCTTGAATAGCTCTTGTATTAAGGGCCTGTATCTTCAAGTCACGGGCAGTGATAGCCGATAATCTGTTTGCCTGATACCGTCGCTCAGTGTCTACCGCTTTATTCGCATCATCGATAAAGCCAAATATCTCTTTTCCAACGGCCATAGCGGCCATAGCAGTTACTGGTTCAACCATTGCCAATCCTCACAAATTCTAAAAATGGTTTGTTTCCTACGCCCCATCTTTTATGTTCCTTTATAAATGTGAAGCCGACAAATTGTAACCATTTAATAGCTACCTTATAGTCTGCATCAACAGCATTAAATAATATGGGGTACTTCTTATTAGTTTCTTCTACCCATTTGCGTGATCCACGTAGAAAGGGTATCCAGACTTTATGTATAGCAGGAGTAGTTAGTAGCCAGGGAGCAGCCGTCATGTCACCATAAGGCGCTACACCATAGATACCTGCAATCTCTCCAGTATCCTCTACAAGAAAAGTCCAACATTCCTCAGATGTATCAAATCCAAACTGTAGGGCTTCACGAATATTCCCATGTGAGGCTAACACTTCTTCAGTATCTTCTTCTCTTAGGTTATGCTCTAAGTAGTCTATATCTGATTGTGTGCTTGCTCTCACATGGACCTTCATTACATTCTCCTAGAACGCAAGACATAGAAACCTTCCCACTCTGCCGATTGGAACTGGCAAGGAAGATGACTGTCACTTTCTATTCTAACTTTCGTTTCGCCTGAATGGCCTACTACACCAAAGCGATAAGTACCACTATCAATAGCTGCCTTGTTTAACACGTTAGCAGCACCTCCAACAATTCTACCAGTAAAGTAGCGATTATACGGTGTTCTCTTTAGTGGTTCTATAACTACCTTAAAGTAACCAGTCTTGCTATATACTACAGCATAGTTACGTAGGTGTAATACACTCGTTGTAACTGGGCTGTTGTTTAATCTAATCACTGGTTCAGAAAACTCATACTTAAATGTAAACGGTATGCCTGCATATACTACTTCACTAGCTGCAAGTTTACCTGCAACACTAGAAAGAGGTATTATTTTTCCATACTTATCAACATAGATTGTACTAGCATCTGTATAAGGAACTGTAGTTAAACCAGAAGTTTCTAGCCTAACTCGTCTATCCATATGTATAGAGAAAGCACCATCAGTATAATTAGTAGCATCATCTACAGATAAATTGATACGTTCTAAGAATAGGTTTGTTCCTCGTTTAATGAGTAGATAAATATCTGCAAGGTTAAACGAACATCCTATTACATCACCATTAAATACCCACCGTGACCATGCAGCCTGTAGTTTCTCTCTACCCTGCCAATAGTACCGATATACATAGAGGGCTGTAGGATCATTGTCAGTCTGTAGTAAAATCATATCCTCGTTAGACGAGGCTTGGATATTAATAATCTCACCGTTCAAATACTGTGGAATGTGTGCAGATATTTCACTAGCATCATTCGTATCTGTATCGGTATCTACAAAGTATTCCCACATACCAGACCAAGCACCACGCTTGGAGGCAAAGTACACGAACTTACCAGCCTGTGCTGGCTTGGCTCGTAGTGACGCCTCAAACTCTGTGGTGTTTGCTACGTTAATAGTCTCTGGAGTTAGTACTGGATCAGCCGTTACCTTAAACTGTGTAAGGTCAGAGAAGAGCAAGAGGCTTTCACTGAACGGCACAGCATGTTTAAGTATGCTAACCTTGTTAGAGGACACTGAGACATCAATAGGATCACTATCAACAATAGCCAGTGTAGATTTTCTAAAGAAGTCAAACTCAAGAAACTCACCAGCACGAGCAAAGATTACATTCTCGTCAGCTAGTAGTCCTAGTCTATTTCTATGAAAGAATATATCTGATAAAGTGTAATCTACAAAAGAAGGGAATGGATTAGTATCATCATCTCCTACTTTGCGTTCTGTATATGTAACTGGATCAAATGTAAAATTACCACTAGGTAGCTTGGCTAACTTGTGTGGCATAGTTGTATTATTTAACTGTGTTAAAGACCCTGGTTCGTTTGTTTCTTTCCAAACGCCATCATTAAAT